CGGCAATTCAATCCATAGGAGATATCTCTCCTACGTCACCCACAAGTGATTAGAATTATAGCCAGACCATAAATGGCCCCAAAACTCCTTCTAAGTATCGAAGTTTCAGTAGTTAAAAGTAAGACGTTGAACCTTTTAACGTAATAATTTACTATTTACAAACCTCCCAAAGAAATAGGAGGAATGCTGATAAAATATGAGAAGTTACCATCCTCGGCACACGAACGCAGAATATAATATTTTCTAGCGCCATCTTTATAAGAAGATGCATCAGGATCATATGTATCAATCTGCAAGAATACGTTATTAGTAAGACCATAAGGAGAATCCGCTGCGGGATAAGCGTCCGAATGGGTGTATTCTATATTATTTCTAGAATGTGTACGCGAATATTGAGGAATACCAAGTTCCATGAAAGTACCTGGATTAACATTCTCAATAACATAAGATGCGTTATTCATAAATATCTGATCAGTAGCATAAACATTAGGATTAGCTGGATTAGAGTTGGTTATATGGTTAACCATAGACCACGAGGTCCCACAATAGTACAATTTAGCCATCAATCTTGAGGCTGAAGTAGTACCGCAAGATATTTTATATCTTACACCACCTCTGGAATACATGAACATCTGAGACAAGTCAGAGTAAAGATCATTGTAACTAGGGAAGTATAAAGAAGGTATGACATCTGCATTAGTGCAACCAAATGGAGCTATAGTCATTACTTGTCCCGAATTAGCAGCCTGAAAATACGGCACGGAAAAGAATCTTTTAAGAAGAAGTCTCAAAGAGGTTACTTTTTCACCAACCGCAATAGCAGCTGTTTCATTCTGGAACATACTCCGAGGAGCTCCACCAATAGGGGTTATCTCCCCAGATTGCAATTCCACAACACCAGGTGCGTAAATAGAAGTTTTCTTATTCAAAACTGCAAATTCCGCATCTTGACCCATAGCTACTTCTACATGAAATGTAATATCCGGACTAACAGAATCCGGAGCAACCAATGGATCAATAACTCTGATATCTATTCTCCCGAAAGAGAATCCGTCAGAACCAGCATCGCAATTTCTATAAGGAATGTTTGATATATAAGGTACCTCAAAACAATACTCATTGACGTATCTAATATCTACTATATCTCTGTAAACGAAAGGCGCTACATCATCTGTAATAACAGCAGACGTTTGACCGTAAGAAGTTGGATTAAATTCGATAGAAATTCTACCAGAATGAAACTCTGTCTTAACGATTTTAAGTCTAAAGATAATAGATCCTCGCCAGAAAGCAAATAAACTAGCTAAGTATTGAGCTGGAGTAACATTGTAAAACGTGCCTCCAAAAATTGTAGAGGAATTGATAGAACCAGTAGGGTAAATGCTAGCGTTATAAGTTGCTAGAAGATAATTCTCTGGCATTCCAGTATTAGAAAACTGGAAAGAATCCTGCCACGAGAACCTACCGGCAAAATGAGGAATATCTAACTCATCCAATTCTGTATTACCAAGAGGTATACAGGCTACTGAATTGTCAGATGACAAAGCCATAGGAAGACTATGATCCACTTTATCTACATTAGTAGCATACATAGCGGACATATACTTAACCCTATACCCTTTATCCAAATTGGCCGGAGCACTCCAACCAAAAACCGAAGCTACATTAGCAACTATATTACTAACCCAGGTTAACTGTCCCGCAAATGCTCCTATTACAGGAACAGGCTGTAGGTAAGAAGATGCTTTCGAGATCTTAAGCGCAGTTGATTCAACAGGACCAACACCCGCTTTACGCGCTTCCTCGGAAGTAGGATTCTTCTTTTTAATGTTACCGGATTGTAATTCCACAGGCAAAGCTTGTCCGATTAATTCTACATCTTCGTAATGAGCCCACAAAGTGTACTTTGCGGTTGTCGATCCACTAGGCGTAGATAATGGGGAATACGGAAATATCCTCACATAATATTCAGACTCCTTCGGTGAGTTAATGGATTGTATAGAGACCATATCTTGCACCATAGAATGGGGTAATCTAAGTTCTACAGAAGTCTGAGTTCCTAAATCAATCTCCACCCTGGGCAATTGAGTTCTCTGGACTAAAGAATAAGCATGTCTATTAGCCCACTCATTTGTCACCAATCCTTGGCCTACTCCACCTGTAGGAACGGCCACCAACATGTATCTACCTTGTTGAAACCTCTCAGCGTTTACTTGCAAAGTTAACACTAGAGTACCTCTAAAACCGTAGTACCCTTGCAATTTCCTAGCATACAAATCTTTTTGTAGTAAAGTAAAAGGAAAAGGTTTCCACGAAAAAGTGGTAACGGTGTCAGTCAAAGAAAACACTCCGGCTTCTATTTCACTAGGCTTAGAAAGAAATCTAAGAATGGAAGTATCTTCCACAGTGGATGAAGAAGAGAAGTAATTCTTTAGTAATGTAATAGGGTTAAAATGGTTATTAGCCACTTCCACTATAGCATCATCTTGAAACTTGGTAGTATCAGCATTTTCGACATTATTTTTCGTCTCAGTCGAAGAGACATTATCGTGATTTTCAGCAAGTCTTTAATAAGTCTTAGGAATGACTTAGTTCCTAAGATATTAGCCTATCTGGATATTAGTGGGATCGCCACCGACGCATCCTGATTAGTATCTTGGTATGAACGTCCTTCTGAGTCACGCAGTTTAACACACTTTTAAAGCTAACATTAGTGATAAAAGATCGAAAACTCAGGATCACCGCTTCTAACGGCAGGCAATGCCTAGTGATTTTTCTTCTCGAGTTCACCAACTCGACGTATAATCTAAAGTAACTCTAACGTAAAGGATGGCAAATCTAAGACTTGACACATCCAATAATGTTGAGTTTGATAACGGTCCGGTAATCCATCAAAAGAAATGGAAGTTAAACATTCATTCATTCTACGTGACCGTTCTTTAAATATTTCTGGGTCATGGAAAGATAATTCTCTAAAAAAGAACTTAATGGAATCATTAAAAATCTTCATATAGAGAGGTCCTTTCTTGGTCCAGCAAACAGTATTATCTAGTGTTTCTAAAGATAAGGGACCTAGATACCCCCTATTGGTATACCTAAAAGACCTTTTAAGAAAACTCACCTCATTTATAGTCCTCCAGTTACCTAGAGCACCTTTAGAATCTGAAGTTAGTTTGTATCCTAAGTCTTTTAATACAACCGCGATCGCAGATGGATAAAACTTATCTCTTATATCTTTGACAGCGGTGTATATATTGTCATCTCCCAACACGACCAGCCTAACAGAATCATTAAACATAGTCTTAGGGTTCACCAGCTTGTAGTAAGCGTATCTAATCGCAAATTGATTACACAAGCTATTAACAAGTAAGGTTAGATATGAACCTGAAGGTAACCCACTATCCCATTGCACTGTGTTTCCAAAAACCACGTGCTTAGACATGTGAACTTCCTTGTATATAGTAGTCCTGGCTTTAGCGTAAGCTGTATACCCTTGCTTGGCAAACCAAGACTGTATTACATATAAAGGAACTAATAACACCCTCTCACAATGACTGGCATCAAAACCGCTATAATCACTAGAATCAACAACAAAGTTTTTAAAGTCTTCATCTTGACATAGAAATCTAGCAAGGAGATTCCAATCCGTATAGGGATTCAAAGTGGAGGCGTTTTCCTTAGCAATACAATCTGTATTGAACCATTCTACGAAAGGTCCAAATAGCATTTTCTTTACCACCAATAGAGTAAAGGATGTACCCGCGAATAATCTGGGATCTTTCCCAGGGACACGGGTTTCATCTTTCAAACTAAGTAAATAGTACCAGTCTCGACGAATACCTTGATTGGCATCGTTTATAACCTCTAAAACTTCCTTTTCGATCTTGTCATAAGTGAATTGGCAAATATCTGGACGCTCTGGTAATATTCTCTTCTTAACTTCCCTATCGGAGTACTTGAAGGGATATCCAGCGGAAGTAGAAGCAGGTATAGAAACTCGGTTAGGGATCAAATCATTGCCATATAGAGCTTCCCTAAAAGGAACGATCTCTTCGGCTATATGAATTTCGCCCGGTGATAAGAACGAGTCCAAGTCGTTTAAAGCTAATTCATAAGCCCTCTCATCTACGTTCAAGGGTCTATGGTATAGCTTAGACAAAGCTCTTTGATATGGATCATAATCCCCTCTAACTAGACATCTAGCTGGAACCTTAGGTGGCTCACCGTAACTAGATTGTTGGAGTGGAGAAGCTACAATCGCAGTAACATTGTAGGGACTATGAAAGTGGCCGTTAGGAGAAGGACCAATGATAGTGGCTTTTGACGCTTCACCATCTTGTAACTCGACATTAGCATTTAAGTCCAAAACCAATTTCTCAATAATTTCCCTAGTGACTAGACATGCATAAGCATTTCTACTAGAACATGTGCGAGTAGAACCAGCGACATGAAATCCAAGTATTCGCCTAGCAGCTAATCTAGGATCCCTAACATAGATGGGCACTCCGCAATCACCCTTACGAGTATCAGCGGAGTAGTGTATCCCCCTAGCCATTTTGATAACAGAAAAATCTAGTTTATCTAACTTGGCAGTAGAGATGTAAGGAATCTTTCCTGAAGAATTTAAATAAACCATTACTGATAAATCTACAGAAGGAAGATGTTTAACATCATTTTCTGTAACAAAATACTTCAACAAATTCTTTTTACTATAAGCCATACATTTAAGTCTAGCTATAGCCAAATGCTCGCCATTAACATCATAGCTAAGCATATTAGAGAAAAAGTCACTTATAGGTATCTCTTTACCATACTTTGAGGCATGTGAGAGTACTATGTAACCATCTCCACAATTGGTTTTAAAATCCTTAATGCTATCTATGAAATGAAGAGGAAATAGAAAATCCATGTCATTGACAAATGTTCCTGAACCTAAATCTACTACATAGTCATCATTAACTACAGATATATCAAAAACATTAGCATTTAAGGAACGGGAAAGACTGAGACATCCTAGATCCCCTCCTTGTAGAGAGACTCTAGAAGTCCTGCCTTTTTGAACTGAAGTATGTGACTTTGGCTTCTTAAGGAAAGATGATTGATAATCTTTTCCTTGAAGTTCCCCCGTGAAAGCTGCTATAGCAGTGCCACACATAGCTAGGGATCTTCTTAGAGTATTGCCTAACACACTACACCCTCCTACGGCTACAGCGCACAAAAGCAGAGTACGCGTGAAAGAGGGGGT